GGTGACAGGGTCAGCCGGATCACCACGGAACTGCTTATCAAGGTTGGTTATGTATGTCGTGTAAGTCGCAAACGTCATTCCGTTTTCGCCAGCACCGTTCTCTTCACCCTGCGCCCAGATCAGAAAGTCAATGGTTGTTTTGCCAGCAGCAACGAGCGTTGGGGATGCGATTGCGGCCTGAACCTTAGTCTTGATACCGACATAGCGTGCTTGGGTAGCCGGAACCCATTCGGTGATGCTCTGCCCACCAACGGCGTCATAGACGATGTAGACTTCGCGTCCTGTTTTTTCAGCGATGTAGTGCGCGGCGGACAGTGAGAAGTTATTGTTGCCACTGTTGCCGGTTGGGGATGTAGAAGTCCAAGGCGCTGCCGTATACTGGCCGCCAGACACCCATGCAGACGTAAGGGGGTTCCACGTCTTGACCAACGGGTTCAAAGGGTTGTTACCGCCGCTGTAGACGCCTACGGCATTCGATTGACCTGTAATGGCAATCAGGACAGGCCCTCTGTCCCCAAGAAGGACATCAACATTGCTGGACAACGCGGAGAAGTTTGCGTTGACCTGCGGTGCGCTGATGAGTGTGCCAGCGGTAAAGCTATATGGTACTGCCATCGTCTAACTCCAATTAGCCTGATCCCAGAGGGACTGGTCCCAAAGCCCTACTTCCTCCGGCGACACCGTCAAAACACCGTCCAGCGGTGTGTCCGGCCGAGGATACTGAAGCGCGATGACTTCAGGTTGCCGAGCTGGCAGGCGATACGGATCGTACTCGTCTAGATCTTCCTTACAGACGCGTAAGCCGGGGTAGTTTGGATCTGAGTACAGTTCGTCGAGGCTCATCTTCCGGCTGCACCGGCCGCAGATGCCGATGCCCAGAGTACTTTTCCCGCGCGTATCAAGAAAAACTGGCATATGCTTATCTCGTGTACGGCGAAATGTTGGGGGCAATCATCATCGGCGAGTTGTCACGCTCCTCGGCCTGTGCGACGGCCAGAGCCTGCGCGGCCTTCTGGTCGAGTAGACCGACGAGGTTTACGTCAACGTCAGCAAGCTCGAGGGCCATCTTAGCGGCCAGCATCGAGACGATAGCCTCGTACCAGCGCTGTGGGACTTCGACTTCCTGCACCATAGTGCCAACGTCCATGATGTGGCGCTGTATCCACGTGACGACCTGATAGACCGTTGCCTGCGCGTTCGGCACCGGCCATATGTTCATGACCGGCGACTGCGCCTGACGATCGAGCCAGAACTGCAAAGGCCGGTTGGACTGAAACGTCTTGTTCGGGAGGTTCGTGTAATCGTCGCGGTTCATCCGCGCCATAGGGATCTCGGTCGGCGTGTTACCAAGATATATCTGGCTGAAGCCGAGCGTGCCGGTGATGGCAATCACCCGAAAGTATTGAGTAGGGACGCTGCTATTAAGATCGAACCATGTCCATTCGCCTGCGGCTGCGGACTGGTCTTCGTTCTGGATGATCGTCCAGTTAACGCCGTCAACGCTGCGCTGCAACGAGATCGGGACAGACGGCGCGGACCATAGGACGCCGACTGTGCTGACTGCGGTGGCACCAGAGAAGGTCACCGTGTGTGCGGTAGTCGTGTCGGCATCGGTGCCTGTAACTTGCTGCAAACTGCGCAGGTTCGTGTTTAGGAGATCTACGGTGCCTGTGTAGGTCGTAATCGTTGGGGTGCCCTCGTACAACGGATAGATGCACTTCTGGATGCACCACAGCGGCACGCCTTGGTTCGCCAGATCCGAGAGCAGCAAATACAACATGTCGTTGGCGATGCTGATTGTCTCTGCCGTGATCTGTTCCGCAGGTATGCGACAGCGGCGCACGGCGTTGTCAATGACACGCTGCGTCGTGAAGACCGTCTGGGATACCGTGTTGGAATACGCCATGTAATTGTTGCTCGCTTGATTAGGGCAGCAGCTCTCCACAAAGGGCAAGCATTTCTGGCAGTTCAGTCATACCAAATATATTTAACTATGTAAACGCTACTCGTACGGCATAGGTTGACGCGTGTCAGATGACAATGGCATGTTTTGTCTCGCGGTGCTGGGTGGACGCGGCATTGCGCCACGCGGCCCCCCAGCCACATTAGGACCGCTTGGGCGCACGTCGTTCGGGTGGAAGGGGTACAGATACCCGAAACTTTCATAAAACACGTTCGTATTGACGAACAGGTTCGGAGCCAAGAACTGATTGTACACCAGTTGGATTGGGTAAAACGTGTTTGTGTTGACAAACAGCGCAGGCGCGAGGGTATACGTGGCCGATACGCTAGGAGCGTAGAACGTGTTCGTGTTGACAAACAGCGCAGGCGCGAGGTTGTATGTTGCCGATACGCTAGGAGCGTAGAACGTGTTTGTGTTGACAAACAGCGCGGGCGTAAGGGTGTACGTTGCCGATACGCTAGGAGCGTAAAACGTGTTCGTGTTGACGAACAGCGCAGGCGTAAGATCTACGGCACCCGCCGATACGCTAGGAGCGTAGAACGTGTTTGTGTTGACAAACAGCGCGGGCGTAAGCTCTACGGCACCGGAGAGTATCGAAGCAAAAGGCGTACTTGCAAAGGGAGAGAAACCGAACATTTAGGCCCACTCCTTTCGTTAGCCTGTTTTTGACGCCATTTGCTGTACTAGGCGTCTTTAGCGCCTGCGAATTCTTCACGCTTCTTAGCAATATTGTAGATGGCTACACGATCCATTTCTGGGATATAATCTTCACCCAAAATCTCAAATACCTTAGTTGCCATTGGTGCTATAGCTACACTAGCCGCAGCTTGATTTACAAAACCGTCCATAATAACCGTACCACCAACTTTAATGGTGCTGGTAGGCTTAAAGTTTTCCATGTATCCACTCACGCGCCAGTAGGTAGCCGGAACGCCAAATTCTGTTTCAATGCTCAATAAAAGTGCCATGATCTTTCCTTTAAACTAATGCTACGAGTTTCCACGCACCGTTATAGATGTAGAACCTATTGTTCGTGGTGTCGTAATACATCGGCACGGTTCCAGTTATAGCCGTAGGTACACCGCTAGGTGCGCCAGCGGCGGCGGGGATATAGAAGAAGCCACTTGTCATACCTGTTGAGCCAGCAGGAGTGGTTGTATTGCCGTTCATCGTTGTCGTGCTTGTGCCAGCCGTGCCACCAACTGTAATGTTGGTTGTGCTACCAGCGGCACCGTTTGCACCAAGGTTGAGTGTTTTAGTGCTACCGCTTGCAGTCACTCCAGAAGCAATGTTTACAGTCTGTGCGCCAGTTGAACGACCAAACGTAAGAATGCCGGTTCCTGAAGTGTTACCAATAGTAATAGCACCTGTACCAGTAGTAATAAGTGTAAATGCGTTAGCAGCGGCTGTAAGAACTAAACCTGAACCAGCCGTGATGGTTGTAGGACCAGCAAAAGTACTTGTGGCTCCAACACTATTAGCAGTAATATTATTACAGGTTACAAGCGAAGCCGTAATACTTCCGATTGAACCATTGAATTTTGATGTCCCATTAACATATAAGCTATCAGTGCCAACTGCATACAAAGATATATTATTTATCTTAGTAGTGTAGGCAGGATTTTTAAAATAATTTCCGTATAAGTTAACCACCTGAATTTCATTAGCAATAGGTATCGCAAGTGATGAGTCATAGGTAGCAGTATCAAAGAGGTTCATATACGCAGTAGTGATAGAATCGCCAGCAGGGGTGCTGGTATCCGTATATGTTGTAGCAGCTTGCTTGATGCCGATACCATTTGTAGTCCAAGAAGGAGCCGAAACTGCTGTGCCGTTAACCGTCAGTGAGTTTACTTCGTTATAGGCCACCGCACGGTTTGCTGGGTAGTCGGCAAATACGGTAGATGTACCCGCAAGTGTAATTGCCGCGCCGCTTGCGCTAGATGATAGGATTGTTGTACGTGCTAATGTAGTGCCAGAAGACGTATACGTACCAATCCCGACTTCCCAGTTAGTGCCGCTGGTTATCGTGTAGTATGTAGTGTTACCGTTCCCAATAGCCGCAAATGACTGAAAGCCACTAACGGCACCGGCAAGTGTGATTGTGCCAGTACCCGTAGTGGTGGTCGTTTCCTGTACGCGGTTAGCGAGAACAAGTGCCATTGCATGCGGTTCCGTAGTTTATAGCGTAAAGATGCCTGATGCGTTCCACGTGATTGTGATGTCACCGCCGTTTGTCGTTACCGGCAAACCGGTAACCGACGTATCGAGGAACGCCACAAGCGGCGACGTTGCGGCCGTACCAGTGTCGATGTAAATGACCAGCTTGGTTACCGTGGATCCCGCCGTAACCGCCGTGAACGTCACGTTGCCGCCACTGAAAGTTCCATTGGTGAACGTCTTTGACCCAATGGTCTGCGGCGTACCGACAGACGACGCCGTAACAGACGACCAGAACTGGTCGGTCGCGGAGTACGTGTATCCCGCCGTGATCAACCCAACCTTGACGGTGCCTGCGGACAAGTTGTTGTTTGCTGTGAATTGGAGCAGTTGCTCCTTCCACTTAGGATAAAGTGCGTTCGCCATGAGGTTTCCTTACTTCTTTTTCGGCATTGCGGCAAGACCGACCATCGGGCCCTTGGGTGCGACAGGAACGCCCTTCTTGGCCATGCCGCCCTTCTTCATGGTGGTCTGAGCGCCCTGCTGTGCTTGACCTGCTCCAGCAGCGTCTACTTGTTTCTGCTCAACGGGGGTCAGAGGAATGTTGGCCTTCTTCTTCTTTAGAAGCTGTGCAATGAGGCCGATACCGCTGCCTGCCAGCGCCCCGTTAAGACCGCCGCCGCCAGCAATAAGACCAGCAAGGCCATACGGAGCTACCTTTTCAAGAACGCCGCCGAGGCTCTTCTTCTGAACAGGGATCTTCGCGCCAGCCTTGCGGGCTTCACTAAGAGCGATGGCTGTAGCCTGCTTTGGATTAGTTACTTCAGGACCGCTCTTGGAGCCGCTGTGCAGCTTGCCAGACTTAAATTCACCCATAACCTTGGAAACTTTGGCAGCGCCTTTGACTGCGCCGCCCTTGGCGTAGCAAGAGCCACCGTCCATGTTACGCATGCGCGTCGTATCTTTAAAACCGTCCATGTCACTTACCTTTCTTGCGGGCCGCAGCCATGTTATCAATTAAATTTGGATACGGTCGGCCCGCAGCCTTAGCGCGTGCCTTAGCAGATTTCTTGCGCTTTACCGACAGATCTTTTGGTTTCCCGAGATCTTTTGGCCTTTTCTTGTCCCAAACAGCTAAGTCGCTCATGTCAGCAGTCCCACTTACGTAATGATAATGCTTTGCGCGTCGGGCGGCCCTTGTCGTCCTTCATAGGGCCTTCCATGCTGCTCATCCGAGCGCAAAAGGAGCTTCGACGAGCTGCCGCCTTTGGTGATTTCTTGGCTTGTTTGGCGCTAACCGGAGGCTTGATGTCGTGGCCCTGCGCCTTGAGACTGGCGCGACCCTTTGCATTTAGGCCGCCTTTTGGGTTCTGGCCTTCCTTGCGCGTCCATGCGCCGCCACCGTCACGGAACTGCTGCCGAAGACCGATGTTCCCGTACGCGCCTTGCTGCTGGTTGTAGCCGCCGCCTGCTGAGAAAGGTCCGCTCTGGTACTGTACGCCACCACCGACGCCTTGGCTCGGCGAATAGTTGGCCGTGGCCGAAAACGGCCCTTGGCTGTAGCGCGCCTGCATGTCCTGCAATTTTGCGCGGCTGTCGAGGGCCGCGCCCATCTCGAACTGGCCGTTGCCGAGAGGCATATTGGCGTTAGCGCCTGCGCCTTGAAACTGGCCGTTCGGCCCGACGTTGACGTTCCCGCGGACGTTTTGTCCCTGCATGCCGATCTGCGCTCCGCCGAAGCGGGTCGCCATAGGCTGCTGTTGTGCGCCGGGCGCACCGGCAGGGAGCTGGTACGTCATCAGGTTTATTTGCGGACGCGGCCCTTGCGGGTCTGGCGCAGGCGGCGGTGCGTTCAGCTTTTGAATGCGCTGCGGAAGATCAAGAGCGTCCTTGATCTGCGCCTTAGCTTTGTCAAAGGATGGTCCGTATGTCATGCCCAGACGCGGTACGGTACAGTAGGTTCAACACTGAGCGGCGTCAGTAAGGCCAACTGCTCCTCGTCGAAGCTGCCGCGCAGGTTGGTGTGCCAGTCGGGATAATATTCCTCAATCGGTTCGCCAGCTTTGTCGTAGCCAATGATTTTTGTAAACGGGCCAATCTGATCGACCGAGAAGTCCTGCGTCGGGTTGCCCTCAGCGTCAATGACGCCAGCCTCAAGCAAAGCGGCGTCCATGCCTTCTTCGGTGAGCGTCTTCAGGTATAGGTCGGTCATGCGGTGAGTGCCTGTAGTTGTGCGTCCGAGAGACGGACAGGGTAGTAGCGGATAGAGCGGACATGGCCGTTAAGCTGAATGGTGGGGCCCCCAACATCTAAACGGGTTATTACTGTCGGGACTGTGCCGCTTGTGTCTGTTACAGCGGCGGCCCCGTTCGCTGACAACGCAAAGTCATTGGTTTTGTACGCATACGCTACCTTTGCGGTTGTGTTCTGTGCATAGCTTCCGCCAGCGGCTGATGGTGCGGCTTGTTGGACGTTGCCATCGCGAGTTTCGCCAAACCAAAAGTTTGAGAACCTTCCTACGCGATGTGTGTTGTTGTTCGTTCCGTCATTCGCGCCGAGCGCGTTGAGGGTTTGGGCAAGAGTGGACGGCGCAACAGAGCTTCCTTCAAACACAAACGTCCCCTCACTCTGGTTGTACCAAGGTGCGAAGTTTGGTGCGACGATTCTGGTCTGGTCAGCCGCCCGTGTCACTTGGCTGGCGACTGTTGGTATATAGCTTGTGGCGAATGCTCCGGCTTCGAGTTGTGCGCCGTAGATGTCTACTTCATCGCCAGAAATATCCAATACCACCGCGATACGAACAGTCGTGGTGCTTGGAATGCCCGTAACTGTGTATCGCACCCAAGATGACGTAACTGTAACAGGGATCAAGGGGCTTGCATCACCACAACGAAAACTGACCTGTCCAGTGCCGGTCCTGCGCCTAATCCACATGGACGCTGCATAGGTAATGCTTGCTGTGCTAGTTGGCGCTTCTTGGACTAACCCAAAAGCACTGGTCGCAGTAAGTGTAGTCGCCGAAGTGCCGCCAGCGGGGTCACTAATTCCTGTCGTAAGACTAGAGTTACTTTTATTCCAAATACCATTTGTAAAGTCGTTGCTGTACGTCAGCAAATTTACCCGCTGCTCTTCATTCAAGATGCCTTTCGGCTGGAGCGTGACGGGATCGTAATCAAAGCGTGGTGGGTACACGCCGCCGTTGTTGCGCGTGTATGTGGATGCCGTGGCGGCTGCTTCATACTGTGCGCCCCAAATAAAGATGCTGCCTGTACCATTACCGTTGTATGTTGCGCCGCCATCGGCGTCCGCTATCCCGAATACGGTAGTAGAGGTGGTGTTGGCCACATTGACCGTGGCAACGCAACGGTACCAGCCATTGCCAACGGACGTTATGCTGGCTGTGAGGTTGGTCTCAACCGTGCCAAGTGTACCCGTGCTTAGATTAAAGTAAGCATGGCGGAAATTGCCGCCGCTGTCGGTCAAACGAATGTAACCCCACGAACGTGTGTTAGCTTTGAAATATACGCTTGCGGTATGGGAAACGGCAGTGGTAGCGAAAGTGCGAGTAACACGGTGTGTTGATGCGGCTGTCGTATCTTCCGTTATGGTGTCAGCCGTAGAAGTGCCATCAGGTGCTACCGTTGTGTCCGCAGTGACCGTAGCCGCCGTCTTCGTCCAAGCAGCATTATCAAACTGCTGTGTCTGCGTCAGCAAGTTTACACTGGCTGGCGTTAATTGGATCAGGCCATTGCTACCAACAAACGTACCTGACGTTGTGCGCGTGAAGTCGAGAAGCTGGTCGAAGGTTTGACTAACTAAAGGCATCGGTTAACTCCAAACCCAGAAATTTGCAAAGGGCGGCGCTACTGGGTCAGTTTGGTATGCGCCATACGTCTGTTCAGTGAAATTAAGGTTTAAGGATTGGTTCGTCTCAAAGGCCGAGCCAACAAAATCCAAAATAAGTGTCGGTGACCCGTCCGTGGGCAAGCTGCCACCGAAACCGTCGATAAGACCCGACGCGCCGCCCCACAGGCCTGAGACGCCCTTGTACAGGCCGCTACCTACCGACAGCCCAGATACACCGCTGTACAGGCCTACGGACACCGCTTAGGCCCTATTGTCGCCGGATTGGATAACCGTCAGCTTCGCCGAGCCGGTGCCACTGGCAAGCTGGAGGCGAAAGGCTGCGGGAATGTAGGCGTAGTTGCCCTGACGGTTGACGGTCTGCGAGACCATGTTGGTGTCAGGGTGGTTGAACCACACGATGGAGCCTGACGCCGTAGTGAACGGATCGTCGAGGGTCTGCTGGACAGTCCAGTTCGCGGTGCCGGTTACGGCTACCTGAAGCGAGACGTCGGGACGCCCGTGGATGTCAAGAGGAATGGGGTCGGTGTTCTTAGCGCCACCGCTGGCGTCGCTCAATGTTACAACAATCTGGCGCATATTCTGTTCCTTGATAATCAGGGGCCACCCGAGGGCGACCCCCTTTTATAACACAAGGCTAATGATTAATCACTAGCTGTTGTTTGCACGTACTGGACCGTCACGCGGACCTGACCGGCAGTCGGCTGGCCGACTGAAGTCACGGTGCCGAACAACGCAGTGTTGGTGCCGATGTTTGCCATCGCGGTACACTGCGCGGCATTGTGCGTGGTCGTATTACGGCCACCCGTCTTGGCGTTAACCGACGTGACGTACTGCGTTCCCGCAGCCGCCGAGCCGATGGTCAGCGTCGCCGAGGTGGCGCTGTTGTAGGCCGTAAGCACGTCAGCGTAGATTTCAACAATCTGCGAACTTGCAGGGAGGTTGATCGACGTAGTTTGAACCAACGTGGCGTCGAAGGTGACCAAGAACGTCTGCGACAGCTTTACCTGTCCGATGTTCGGGCCGCCAGCGATACCGGCAGGTTTGTCGCCCGATTGAAGTGGGCCTGACCAAGTTGTCTGAGACATTTAATTTCTCCTTCAGAGAAGGGTGGGGAGCCGAAGCCCCCCAACCCAATTAGATGCCCGGAGTACCGTACACGCCGCGTGGGTCGGTCCAGCCGAACGCATAACGCTCAGTGGCCTTGTAACGCATGCTGTCGGTTTCGAAGTCACCTTCCATCGACTTCTCAAGGCCACGACGCATCGCGAGCTTGAGACCCTCTGGCGCATCGGTCTGCACCCACCATGCGGTGGTTGAAGTGATACGCGAAAGGTTTGCCTGACCGCCTTCCAAAAGCCCCATACTTTTCACAGGGTTAATATCATTATTTGCGGTGCCAGCACGAAGGACGGACTTGAGCAAAACTTCGCCTTGGAAGACGTTGCTTGGCCCAAGAACCAACTTCTTAGGCGTCAAACGGATACGCTTGCCGTTGTTGTCAACAGCGTTGCGGATCTGCACCAGAAGCTGCTCAAGCGACGTCTGCGAAAGGTTCGCAGCAGTCGAAAGCTTGTTCGAGAAGGTGCCGTTTGCAATCGGGTGATTGGTTGCCACCAGCTCAACGCCGTCGCCGCCAGCATAAGCTGCTGTGAACGAACGGTTGAGGATGTTGGCACCAAGGGTTTCCTTGGTTTCAATCAGCGACTGTGCGAGGTGACGTGCATAGGTCTGGCCGATGCGGATGTGGTCACCATCTTCAACAAGAACCTTGGTCAGTGCGAACGCAAGACCGTAGACCTTGTACAGGTAGCGCTGAATGAACAGAACGCCGCCTGATTGATATGTGACCGGCATGCCGTCTGGCAATTCCGGTGCAGCGCCGAAGCCGTAAAGTACAGGCTCTTCGTGGTAGTTACGGGGAATGCCCTTAAACTCTTTGAAGACCTGTGCCCACTCGTCGGCACGTTGGTCATAGATGCCATTGAACTCTTCGTTCAGGATAGGCTCTACGATTGAGCGGAAGTCAGTACTTCTCATTGGGGTAGCCATTGTTCAGCCCTCCTTAGTAAGCAGCGACGTTGGCAGTGTTCTGATGTTCAGAGATCTGAACCAGAGCATTGACGTACGTGTCACCCCAATTGTTATCGGGGCCGGGGACGATACCAATCAGGCGGAGGCCTGCGTTGGCGGCGGCGGACGAGACGTTCAGCGACTGCGACGAAATGCCGGTAGTCGTGTTACCAGCAGCGGCCGAGAAGTCGTATTGCGAACCGATGTCGGTAATAGCCAAAGCAGCGTTGCTCTGGATCTGATACGTGATCGTCTGGTCAATCGTTACATAGGTAACGATTTCAGTAGCCACAGTGCCTGTGGTCCACTTGTTGGAGATACGGCGACGTCCGTCGCTGTCTGTCCACTCGACGCCTTGGAAGGTGCCAATAAACGCGTCACCAGCAGCGGCACGGACAATTGTGCCGTCCGTTGCGTCGATTTTGACGGGTTGGTTCTGAAATATATTCTGGGCATATCCCGAGGCACAAGTCATCGCGAACGGACGTACTACGCCCGACGGATGGTTGACAGGGATAAGGCCGTATGGAGATGCAGTAGATGGCATGTCCTAATTCCTTATAATTGAGTTGCGGTTTGCCTCAACTGAATGATGTCAGCGTTGGCGCGTGTTGACGAAAATCGTCCATACCGTCCCCTTCAATTAACCGGCCGCCGGAACTTTCTGCCTGTGCGCGGATGCTATCCGCAACTTCAGCCAGTTTGTCCTCCTCACGCAACGGTGCATCGTAGTGAGCTTCCTTCATAAAGCGCTGGTACAGGCTTTCGGGCAGCTTAAATGCGAGCATCTCGTTGACCGCAATCATGCCGACATACTCGCCGGTTTTGACTGAGGCATGCTCCATTCCGGGGACTTCTTCTGCTTTGACCGGCTCGTAACCGAGCTGGATGCGGCGATGAATAGGATCTCGCGGATTGGTCGTGGTTAGCCAGCACACATGATAGCCGGGGATTTCCGGTAGATCAGGAAGTGCGTCGTTAAACAATTGAGCCCGGAACATTTCCAGTCGATCGTCATCGCTTATTTCTCGTGACTGAGTGACCTGACGGTCTTCCATCCCACGTGAGCGCCGAGCAACATCGGGTTCCTTCTTCAAGCGGTCATCCATACGTTCATTTTCCATGTTGGCATACTCCTTTTAGTTAGCCGAACCATTTTTATCGTAAGCCTGATACGCTTTAAGCATTCGGGTCCGCGCAGCGGGGTCATCCCAAACACCTGCTTCGATCATAGCAGCTTTTCTTTCGGGTGTCACATAAATTTCTTTACGTGTCGAAGTTGGTGCGTGTTCACGGGTTCCACCCTGCGGTGGAGCCTTGCGACGGGGTGCGGCAGAGCCACCATCATCAGCAACGCGTGCGGCCACGCGGCGCGTCAGTTCTTCCCAATATGAGCGGCTCGTCGGGTCGTAACCCTGCGCCGTCATGCTTGCGTCGATTGCGTTCACCACCGCGCTGTCATCATCACCACCGCGCGGGTTGTACCACTCGTTGGCCTGCATCCACTCTTGCGCGTAATTTACTACACGTGGATCGGCTTGCGGCTGGGACGCCTGTTCACGTACCTGCGCCACCTGTTGCTTGTTGTACTGCAACTGCTGTGCGCGGGACATGGCCTCGTCGCGGATGCGCATGGCTGCCACAACGTCGTCGCCGTTACCGGCTTCGGTTGCGCGGGCCATGATGCTCTCGGCCTGACGGATCTCGCTCAGTGTCTGTTGGAGACGCTGATCGATGCCCTGCTCATTCGTCTGGAGCGTGTGCCCCTCGATGGCCGAGACGCGACGCATAAGCTCCGCGTTGGTGTGGCGAAGCATGTCCAGCTCGCGCTGGGCGTTCTCCTTGGCGCGCTTCTGGACCTCGCGACGCTTCAAACGACGCTTGCGGCTCTGGTTAGAGACCTCGTCCTCGTGGTCATCGTCGCTTTCGGCAAGACGCGCGTCGCCTTCGTCTTCATTATCCTCGTCATCGTCATCTTGTACAGGATCTTGTACAGGTTCTTCACCTTCGATGATGTCGAACTCTTCGTCATTCTCGGTAATAGTGTTGTCAGTCATGACCGGCTCCTTTCAGCCTTATCGATTACAGGAAGGCCTTGATCGCAAGCGGATCGCCTGTGACCTTGCCGACCAAATCGAGGTCGTTGAAGATAACCACGATGGCTTCGTCACCATCGGGCGTTTTTACCGACCAACGGTCGCCGCCGTAACGAGGGACGCGGACGAAGTCACCGACTTCGCACCACGAGCCTTCTGGCCACGGTTCCATTGTGTTGCGGTTCTTGAACGCGAGGCTGCCGACGTTAATGACCTTGGCGACCTGCGTGTTGTAGTGTTCGGTTTCCCGAATGTCGGAGGTCAGGATGATCCCGCCCTTCGTCTTAGCTTTGGGTGTACGGATCTGGCACAGCACGCGGCTGCCAAACGGATGCACACCCGCATCGCACTGAGGGAAAGCCTCGTTGAGGCTGTCGTATCCAAAGTCGATCTTGTTTGCGATTTCTTGCATATTGGCTCCTAATTACAAATCAAAGCCCTTGCGCTCGTGTTCGGCGACCATGTTGATGATGGTCTCCTTGGCGAGTGCAAGGCCCGCATACATGCCGACGACCCGACCGTAGTCGAAGCCCTCATGCCCTGCGGGTCGCTCCAACGCTTCTTTCGCAAGCTCGGCTTGCGCTGTCTCCAAGCGTTGGAGAAACATCTCGATCCTCACGCTGGGATCTTTTTTCCGTCAACCTTGGGCATTTCGCCCATGGCCATTTTCTTGTGCTGGCGGATAGCGTCACCGGCCAGCTTGGTTACCTTGCCGCTCGGTGCGGCGCTCTTTGCGTTTTCTGCCATGATATTCTCCTTATGGCTACGGGTTGATCCCAGTGCCGGTTGACACTGCGAACTTCTCGCCGCTCAACGCTTCCATTTCGGCAAGCGCCATAGCGGTCTGATTGTCGGCTTGGTTCATGGCCATGCGCGACTGGATCTCGGCGGACGTGCGTTCGTCCTCGCGGTCCTGCTGCATGGCGACCTTGGCCATTTCCTGTTGGGCCTCGGCCTGCGCCATCTGCGCGTCGATCGATGCAAGTTGCTGTTGAAGCGCAAGCTTCTGGGCTTCCAGTGACGCGTCTTGCTGCATCTTCTGGCCGTCCATCTGCATCTTCTGCGCATCCAACTGGGTGCGCTGCGCCGCAGTTTGCGCATCCATTTGCATCTTCGCCTGATCGAGCATCGCCTTTTGCTGCATCTTCTGGCCCTCGATCTGCGCCTGCTGTTGCAGACGTTGCCCCTCGAGTTGCATCTGTTGCTGCGCCGTTTGCGATGCAACCTGCGACGGATCCATCGGCATCGGCGGCGCGTACTGCTGGATCATCTGCTGTGCCTGCTCGATGATCGGCGGCAGGTCGGCAAAGACCTCGCCTGCCTGCTCGCTGACCACGGTCGATGCCTCGGCCAACATACGATCGTACGCCTGCCGGTCTTCCTTCGTGTGGTCCTCTTTGCCAACGGCCTCGAGATCGATGCCGGACACGCTCGACGCGACTTCGTTCGTCGTCTTCATGTACCAAAGCGCGATGTGTTCCTTGAGGTGGTTGACCATCGGCGCAAGGAACGTCGGCGCGAACAGCGGGCCAGCGCCAAGCATCGGGTTGAGCATGAAGCTCAGGTGCGTCTTGATGTGCGCGATGTGGTCCTGATCAGGGAACGCCACGATTGCGCGGCCCATAGTCGCGGCCACGTTCTCGTTCACGGCGTTCTGGTCCTCGGGCTCCTGCGTCGGGTTGAGCAGCGCCTCGAAGTCTGGGATCTTCAGCGTGCCGAGGATCCGCTCCTCGACCTTGCGCAAATTGTACAGTTGCGGCAGCATCTGGGCACGTTGTGCCACTGCCTGCACCTGCGCGTAACGCTGCGCCTCGCTGAAGATGTTCGGGTCGGAGACAGGCACGACGTCCATCGGCCCCTCGAAGTCGGCGCGCGTGGCCAGCTCTTCGCCTGCCGTCGCCTCGAGCATCTCGTCGTCAAGGTACATCGCGTTGAGGCGGTGCAGCACGCGCAGCATGCGGCCCATTGCGTCATGCAGTCGGCTGTGGACCGCGTTGAACACGACCATGCCCTGCTCAATGCGAGCCAGCGTCGTGCCGACAGGCGCATTGGCGTTGCTGTCCGGCAGGTCTTCCATCGACGTGCGGACGACGCCCTTGCCTGCATCGACGAGGAAGCCGAGCAGTTGGAACAATACCGGCGATGGCGGGTTGAACGGTAACGGCATCGCAATCTTGCGCACGTCGTCAATGTTCAGGCCGCCCTCGATCTCCTCGACCTGCGTCGGCTGGATGTTCAGCGACTGGCCGCCACGTGTGCCGCCCTTCAGCTTGAGCATCGTCGGCACGTTCTGGATGTGTGCGCTGTCGAGTAGCGCCCGCATCGCGCCGGTGGCGGCGGCCGACAGGCCACCGATCATCTGCGGCAGGCCAATGGGGTACGCGCCGCGCCACGGGATGAACGGGAACTCGATGATCCAGCTCATCTCTTCGCGGGTGTCGTCTTCCTCGTCCCAGTTGCGGTAGATCGACAGCACCTTGCCGGTCGGCTTGTCGATCGTGATGATGTACGGCGAGGGATCCTCGTCCTCCTCGATCTCGCAGATGGCGTAGATCTCGTACACGGTGCGCAGGCCGTCTTCGTTGTAGCTGCTCTCGTCGCGGCCCTCGATCTTGTTGTTCGCCTTCTCGGACAGCGACGGGTCAGGCTCCATGCTCGGCGCGGCCAGATCCACGTCGCGGTACATGCCAGATTTTACACGTTGCTGGTAGTCGAGGGTCGTGATGTACTGCACGTGCGTCTTGCGTTGCGCGCTGTAAAAATTTGTTGCGGCGTACGGCAAGTACATGTCGTCGATCATGACGGCGAGGAACGACGGGCGGTTGCGCCGCTCGTCCCAGCCGACCTTCAGGTACTGGGCACCACCGAGCGGGAGCTGTGTCAGCATCTGCTCGACCTCGGCGCGTGCCTCCTGCGCCTGAACGCAGAGCTGCCAGTTCATCAGCGATGACTTGCGCTTCGCCTTCTCAACCTTCTTCTCGTCGGTCTCACCGACGACCATGTCCTTGACCGGACCGTTGGCGGGCCACAGCTCCTTGATGGCGCGCGCCGCGAAGTCAACGCAGGCCTCGGTCATCATCGGGTGGACGGCCTTCGACGCGCCTTGGAACTGCGCGCCGCCGGGCGCGTCGTCACCGAGGCCGGTGCGTCGCAAGCCCTCTTCGTACTGCTCGTCGCGCTTCTTGCGCGCCTCCTTGTCCTTGCCGATCAGCTCGAGGAACTGGGTCGAGATACGGCTTAGGTCCGGTTCGGCCATAGTCTCGGCGAGGTTGTCGTAGAACGCAGTCTCGCCTTCAGCCTCCTCGTCGTCGAGCGTGACGATGGCACCACCGTCCTCGGTGTCCTCCACGTCGCCCACTTCCATGTCAATGGCGACCATCTCGCCTTCGGGGATCTCGTCTTCTTCCATGTCTCAGTCCTTCAAGCGGCGTACGGGTTCAGGGTGACCTTCGGCGGAGGACGGTGGTCCTCAACCTTCTTGGTCTCCTTTACCACCGATACTAGTCGTTTGTCGATGCACAGCCTGACGCACTGCGTCATGGCGTCCACGTAGTCGTCGTGCTTCACGCTGTTCGGTCCGGTGAACGCGCAGAGCTGCGCCAGCATCGGCTCGACCCACGTGCGCGGGCGGTTCGGGTTCTTGTCGCTCTCGGGCAGCCAGACGCGCTTGCGTGCGAAGATGTGGCTGACCATGTGCAGGCGCGCGAGCTTGTCAGCACGGCCGGGGTTGTATGCGTACGCCTCGATGCCTTCGCGCTCGAGCATCTGGCGCAGGCTGATGCCGCTGCCCTTGTCCTCGATCAGGCACAGGTCTGGCTTGCGGCCGGACGTGAACGGCTTGCTGCTGCCGAACATGGGCTTGATCAGCGCCTCGTCCTCGTCGCCGCCGTATGACACGTTCAGCTCCTTCTTCACGCGCTTGATCAAATCCGGCATGCCCATCTGCTCCGACCAGCAGTCGAGGACGATGAGCTGGCTCAGGTTCTCCTTGTCGTGGAAGCTGCCAAGCACGACGCACGCGGTGCTGTCCGCGTCGCCTCGCTTCTTGTCGTACGTCGCCTCGGTGAACGCGGTGTCGAGCGACAGGATGATGTAGTCGAATGCAGGCAGCGGCTTCTTCGCAGGCCAGAGCCGGAAGTCGCTGCGCTTGACGATGCCCTGCTCCTCTGGATCGATCAGCTCGCCGTACAGCTCCTGCCGCCCGATCGTTGTGCCCTCGTACTGCTCGAGCTGCTTGAAGAAGCTGTCAGGCAGGTTCGCCTTGTTGTCGAACGTCGAGCCGCGCACGATGATCCGGCCGTCCTGCGGCGCGCTCAACCTGCGGATCAGATCCTTCGGCTTGGGTGTCGTGGTCCACAACACCTGCGGCGCTGGGCCCAGACGCAGGCCCATCATCGCCATGTCCCACGTCTCTTCGTCATACTGCCACGCGGCCAGCTCGTCGAACCAGCCGCGCGCGTGCTGTGGGCCGCGCAGTCGCTCAGGCTTCTCAGCCGAGAAGCCACGGATCGTGCTGACGCCACCGGCGATGTTCTTGAGCTTGATGTAGTTGCCGGTCTTGTTATGCTCGACGAGCAGCTCAGGCGGCAGCACGGACAGGATCCCTGCTGGGCCTTCCATGCACGTTATCTGAATGTCGCTGTGCGTCGGCGCGATGACGCAGCTATCGAACCCGCTCGGATCTTGATACGCGGCGCGCGTGATCCACTCGGCACCGACGCGCGTCTTACCGAACCCGCGTCCTGCCAGATAGCCGCACTCCGTCCACGCTGTGCGCGGCACGATCTGGTTCGGCCGCGCCGTGGCCTTCCACCGGCGCTGCCAGTCGAGATGCACACGCTGCTCTGGGTGGAGCTTGGCAAGCATGGCGGCGACGTCGGTCATCTGCTGCGGTACAAGGACAGCGCGTCGCGCAGTTGGGTGTTCATCTCACGCACCTTGTCGTACCGATCGCATGCGCGGGACAGCTCGAACTCGAAGCCGTTGCGTTCACGGACGGCCGCATCGAGCTGCGCTTGCAACTCGCGGGCCTTGCGCCAAGGGTTCCAGATCACTTGTCGTCTTTCCCAAGCATCGCCTCGGCGAAGGCCAGTGTCAGCGCGATGTTGTCGACGCTGTGATCGACGGCGAACGTCTCGCCTTCCTTGTTGCCGATCTCGTGTGTCTGCTTCTCGCCGTACTTCTTCGGCTTGAGCTTGCCCATGGCCCACTTGCGTGTGTCGATGCGCACGCGTTTGTCCTGCACCTCGATCTGCGGGTCGTCGGCTATCTCGAGGATCTCCTCCAGCATGTCCTCGGTCGCCGCCTCCCGCGCGCGGGCGTATTGCTCGGCGAAGGAAGGGAAGCGGTCCAGCCACACGTAGACCGTCGATGCATTGGGAAACTCTTTGCCCTTGCACAGCTTGCGCAAGCTCACGCCCTCAGTCAGCCTGTCACAGATGAGGTCACCCATCTCCTGCGTGTACGTACTAGGTCTTCCAGTCATGTCTGCTTGCTCCGTAATCCGACAGGGCTTCCAGTCGCGAGCTATATACGCCTCCTCGAAACAAGAGACAACCCCTAGCGTCAAAACGGTGCAACGCAACGCAACACGAAGGGTAAAGTTTCAGCGTCATCTTCTCACCGCAACGCACCGCAAACAGCGTGCAACACGCAACACGAGAGGGCCTATATCGTAGATATAGAGGCCTCCTCGGTGTTGCAAGTAGCATTGCAACATGCAACACGAGGTGCGTGTTGCATCGTGTTGCACGTGTTGCAATGGCCAAAAACACCAGCATCTCTGCGGTACTGGTAAAATATTACTCGTGTTGCATCTGCCTGCACCACGATGCACTTGTTGCAACACGAGGCTCGTGTTGCACCGTGTTGCACGTGTTGCAAAATAACATGTAAAAAAATGCAAATAGGCTATTGCAACCCCTGATTACCTGTGCCATTAGGGTGCATCAGCAACGAAGAAACGGAGTACACAACATGACCGACCTAGACCAGTTAATCGCCGAGATGGAAGCAGCGACCGTTGAGATCTCGATCAACGATCTGAACTCAGCCCAGCGCCGCGCAGCCGATAATTTGATCAGCTCAGTCACCTTTGGTGACTTTGAAACCAAGAAGCTGTCGGTCACGCGCTTCAACAATCGCCGTTCAGTCACGGTATACATTGAGAGCGGACTTCCGAACGACGAAGGCACGATGGCTTCAATCTTCGGACGTCTCGAACGCCACGTCACTATCGGCCCACGTGGTGCCGTAAAGAACATCAGCCGTTAACCCACCGGGGGCTTCGGCCCCCACCCTATCAGCAACAGGAGTACCTAATAATGGATAAAGATTTAATAGACGCATTGAAGCGCATTAGCATGGTTGCCCACTATAGCTTAGATGAGCGCGACTCGCGGGACGAAATGGCAAAGACATTAGCCTACATTATTGACGAAGTGGCCGAAACACTCGCAGAAACAAAAGCAAAGGGGACCGCGTCATGAAAGTACGTTTAGACCGCAAGTGCCCTAACACCCAGAAGTGGGACCATGTCGCCGACTTCCGGTACGCCGCCGACGCGCGGCCGTGTGCCACGCTCCTGAGCAAGCTCGACGATGGCGTGTACTGCGTGACCGACAGCCGCTGGCCTGACGAGGGCCTCAACATCACTGTCTTCGTCAATGGTGAAGTCGTATGATCGCACACATCATTGTCACAACGATGTTCTGGGGCGTCCTCGCCCTAGCCGTCACCACCATCGTCATCACCTTGGAAGGCAAATAACATGGACGACATCCAACTTCTGTACACCCTCGAGATGCGGCGCAACTTGACCGACATGCGCGACACGCTGGGCCGCCTGCTCGCCGACCTCGATGTAGCCGAGAGCTACAGTGACGCGGGTACGCAGGCCGCCTTCGTCCGCCACTGGCGCGACGTCATGCACGCAAGGCTCGATCGCGCAGCCGTGTCGCTCGGCAAGGCGGCGCAGGACGCACAAGGCGCATTGAAATAGTTCTTGCAACTTCTGCTTGCATCTGCCAAGAAGCATCATCAGCAACACGGAGACCCCGATTATGACTACCTTAGCCAGAGCCCAGCGCGCCATCGACAAGGCCCGCATACCCCTCGACCTCGTTCGCGGTGAGGGCTACCACTACTTCGTCTATGACGACCGTGGCCCCAACTACGAGACCCTGTCGATCATGGTCCCGTACACCAATACGTACTCGGCCGCCGAGTGGGTCAACCAAGCCGGTCTGGCGCACATCGAGATTGAAGAGCGCATCAAGAAGGGAGCAGCGGCATGATCCGTCCAATACTTAACCTCAACGGCAGCAGCGCCTTCGACCTGATCGACCAGCGCCGCCACGCCATGGACGCACTGCTCGAGGCTATCGAGGCGCTCAAGCAATGCACGCCAAACGGCCGCGACTACCCCGGTCACTACGACCGCTGCATCGCCGACCGCGACACCCACTTCGACCGACTGGCCGCGCTGCACACGCTGCGCGAAGAGCTGCTCGACGAGGCACTACACATCCAGAAGCAGGAGAGAGTAACATGACTTACGACAACCCATTCCGCGACGCGGCACTGGTAGAGTGCAGCGACAACGGCGGAGGATTCTACCACGCCATCAGCGCGAACGAAGCCGACGACCGCGTGATGAGTTCGGCGACGTATGACATCGTTGAGCGCACGTTCCTGAACTGGCTCAATATGCCCAGCGTGTTGAGCTGCGCGCTTGAGGTCAAAGAGCAGGCAGTCAAGATGTACATCACCGCGCCCGACGGGGACGACCACGTTGCTGAGTTCACGCTGCCCTTCGCCGAGCTTGTACTTTCGGCTGCGCACACTTGCCAAGAGTGGGACGGCACACCCCCGTCGGACTTGTCAGCCATGCTGCGTAAGCTGGCCGACGAGATTGACGGAAAGGCAAGAACATGACCGCCATCACCGAAGACACACCAGAGGGAGGCCCAGACGAGCTTCAGTGGAAGATCGACCAGCTCCTTGAACAGATGGAACGCGACAACGCCGAGCTGGAGCGTGAGCGCCACATACGCAAGAAGGTGGACGAGAGCTATTATAAACTTCGAGACATCTACGACACATTAACCTCACGCCTAGCCGTCGGTGCTTTGCGCAAGGCGGGTTTCACGGTCGAGATCGAACTGGCCGAGTTCTGCGACACCTGCGGCGAGGAGTACTGAGCCATGGCTTGGGCACCCGAAGACGCCGCACGGATCATCGGCATGTATCGCGCAGGCGTTCCCATCAAAGACATCGCGCGCCGGTTCGGCACCACGCCGGGCGCGGTAAAACAGCTCATGAGGCGCAAGGGCGCGTACCGCACGCTTACGCGGCAGAGCTTCCCACGAATGCCGAGGAAAACACACATCCTCATTGTTCAAGAGGGCCTCAACGCGCATTTTGGCGAATAAACACAGAAGGAGAAGTGAAATGAGGAAATGGATAGCACGTAAGCTTTTCGATACAGCCATCTGGCTGGACTGGGACGAGGCTGTGATAATCGCGGAGGCCATGTCAATCACACGGTTCACGATCGCACTGAATGCGTTGACGGCACCACGCAAGGCAGGCCGCCCCAAGGGCAGCAAGGACAAGAAGCCACGCAAGCCTCGGGTGCAGTCATGACATACTTGTCGAAAATAAAAGCAACGTGGCTGCGCTTGCGCAAGGATTGGCACTACCACCGCTCGCATGTGCATGCGACACGCTTTCACCACCATTGCAGCGCCGGATTAAAACTGTTGGAGCAGATCGATGATCAAGGAAAGAATTGAGGCGCTGCGCAAGCGTGAAGCCGTGTGCTGGGAAATGTCGGAGGTGTTCTTGCATGCCAAGGACGCGCACGGCCTGCATGACATGGGTGTCGAGATCCAAGGCATCCACTGGGCCATCCGCGAACTTGAAAACTTGTTACGAAGATAGGAAACAAGCAAATGACACTGACAGAACTTAGAAACGTGGTCGCAGACCATGTTCAAACGAAACACGGCAACGCGGAGTTTATCCGCCAGATCCGTTCCGGTGAGCAGGACGATGGCCCATTTATTACAGGCGCTTTGGCAGTCTGGGCCAAGTTCATGGAGGGCTTGCAGCCAGCGCCGGAGGTATTGGCAGATGACTGACGAACAAATTACCAAAGCCGCACGCGCCATATGCGTCGAGCAATGCAGCAAGCAGGACAATAGCGATGGACAAATCTACGCGTCCGGCGGCTGGGATCACACCATCTGGATGCGCCTTGTCGAGGCAGGCATACGCAAAGGCATGGAGACGTGTCACTTTTCTAACAAAGAAACCACGCAACCCGGCGCATAGCTTTGGTTTGCACGATATGAACCTAAAGGAGAAACTGAAATGACACCAGACGACGCAATGAAGCAGGCACACATGACGGCCAGCCTGTACGCATACGAAGCATCCGTAACCTTTGAGAAGATCTTTGGCTTCTCGCCAGAGGACGAACCCCAAGCCGCCGCCATCTTCATCGGCCAGTACATGCGCACCGCAGCACATGACTTCGATGTCGCCATGCGGGAGCGCTCCGAATGAAACGCGGCGCAAACGACAAACGATACATGTCACCCTTAGCGGCTACCCAAAAAGGGTTGATGACCGCATATATCGATCAACTCGCACGAAAAGGATCGGTTAAAGCCGATCAGCGCCACGTTCAGAAGATCCTCGAAAGCGGCAGGCTGTACGGGCCTATGACGCACGAGGCGCAGCTCAAGGCCGTGGAATACGCGTACGGAATAAAACTGTTGCGATAGGGTATTGCAACGTGAGGATACTTCTGCCAAGAAGCATCATCAGCAACACGGAGACACCACATGGAAAACCCTGAATTTACAGAACGCCAAATCAACGCAGCCTTACGCGAACGCAGCCCGCTGGACATCAGCGTGAGCTGGGACGGCGCTTATCCTGACCCCGAAGAAGACGCGGTCTTCGACGTCCACTTTGACGAGGACATCACCAACTACGTCGTCTGGGACAAAGGCCATGACATGGATGTCGTCGAGCGCATTGGCAAACATACGTACAGCATGATTGCCGGATCTAGCAGCCACGAACTGCTGGCGGACATCATCATCTCGCTTATCGAGGAAGACATAGTGGCTGGAAAATTGGGAGAACAAGCATGAGCGCCAACGACATCCGCAAAGAGGCCCGCAAGGCCTTCGCGAAACGCGACCGCCTCGAGACCGAGCTGCGCGCCATCAACGAGCAACTGACACATCTCAGGAGCCTGTACATGATCGAGACACGCACGTGGGGGATACGAGACGAGAGCTTCCGCAAAGAAACAAAGGTACCAGCATGACCACGAAAGAAGAACGCATTGCCGCCATTGACCTCGCCATCGAGCGGGGCAACGGCATTGTCCGGTTCGCAAAGATGATGGGCGTGTCCCATCAAGCCATCTACGCTTGGAAGCGCAGAGGCTGGGTGCCGATTGAGAAGGCCGTTGCGCTTGAGGCTATCTTCAGCATACCGCGCGACGATGTCATGAACCCTGACCTTGTCCGCGCAGTAAACACGCCTGCCTCAACCACCGGGTTGGTGTAGTATGCGTTATGGATCTGTTTGCAGCGGCATCGAGGCCGCCACCGCCGCTTGGCATCACATGGGTTGGGAGGCTGCCTTCTTTTCTGAGATTGAGAAGTTTCCATGCGCCGTGCTTGAACACCGATACCCCGACGTGCCACTGCACGGCGACTTCACAACCATTAAGGAAAACGAATATGGAAAAATCGACCTCCTCGTCGGCGGAACACCCTGCCAGTCATTCAGCGTCGCAGGACTGCGAGGCGGACTGGACGACGACCGTGGTAACCTTGCACTTGAGTTTTGCCGACTGGCTCAAAGAGAGCAACCTCGCTGGATTGTCTGGGAAAATGTCCCCGGTGTCCTGTCATCGAACGGAGGACGGGACTTTGGTTCCATCCTCGGGGCGTTGGAAGACCTCGGGTATGGTCTCGCGTACCGAGTGCTTGACGCTCAGTACTTCGGAGTGGCCCAGCGCCGCCGTCGTGTGTTCGTTGTCGGATACCTTGGAGACTGGCGACCTGCCGCAGCGGTACTCTTTGAGCGCCACAGCATGTCAGGGCATCCTGCGCCGAGCCGACAAGCGCGGCAAGAAGCTACCGACGCGGCTGCAACAGGCGTTGGAGGCAGTGGCGGCAACGGACGGGCACGACCTGATTTAGACACGTTTGAGTGCGGCGGTATCGGCTCGTACTCTGCCAGCGACAACAGCAGCCCGCTGCTGCGCACTGGCGCTGACCTCGGCCCGGGCTGTGAGGCTCTGATCGCCAGCACCTTCAATGACGATGGCACTGCGCGGACGCTGACGGCGCGCTATAACAGCAGCCCATGCGTTGACCGCGGGCCTGACGTTGAGGCCGTGAACATCAACGGCGGCGAACCGCGCTTGTCTGATGTCGTGGGCACGCTTGACTGTTGGTCAACAAGTGGCCGTGGATCATCGCAACAGTTGGCCGTGCTTCAAGACGCACCTGACGTTGTCGGCACGCTTCGCGCAGCCCACCCCGGCACCGCTGGCATCTGGAGCGACACTGACCACATCGTTCCTGTCATCAGCCCTGCCTTGAACACGCAGAGCGGATCGCACCACGCGCCAGACACAAAGGCGTATGTGGCAACGTACCCCATCAACAGCATGAACGCATTCAGAAGCCCTGACGCTGCGGCCAGCACTGGCCTTGGCGTTGGCCACGATGGCGAGGCGATGTACACGCTGACCAAAGGTGATCATCACGCCGTTGCGGCCACCACGCAAGTCATTGGTTTTGACGCATACAACAACGATGTGACTGGTGATGTAACGAAGACAATCGACACGGGCGCGGACTATCACCACGTCCCCATCGCCTTCAGTAGCAATATGTCCGTTCCCGACTGCCAGACGGACGGAACTACACCGACACTGAAGCTGGGTGGTCATGGCGTAGGCAACCCACCCGCTATAGCGTTCGCCCAGAACACCCGCGACGAGGTGCGTCTGATTAACGGCGATGGTCAGATTGTCGGCGCACTTGCCGCGCAACCGGGGATGAAGCAGACCAGCTACATCGCATATGCCATACAAGAGCGCGCCGTGTGTGAGAACCCTGACGCGGGGCCGGATGGTATAGGCGTCCGTGCAGATGATGCGGCATACACATTAGAGGCTCAATCCACGCCGCAAGCAGTGGCGTATGAGCCAGCAATCGGATGGTCAGAGGAACTGACGGCCAGTGTTGACTTAGCGGGCACACTGCAACGGGGCGGCAGTGGAGGCCGCCACGATGGGGTCATGGTGCCCGCACAAGGCGTGGCGTATTTAGAAAAACAAAAGCCGCTTGATCCGTACTTGGGTGGAGAAGTCACGATTGCCATTGACGCTAGTTATTCCAAGGGGTGTGGCGGGACTTCTGCTGCTGAA